ACGTCAGACAAACTCATCCGATACTTGGTCAAACACCAGCACTGGAGCCCACTCGAAATGGTCTCCGCCTGTATCGAAATCACAACAACAAGAGACATTGCCCGTCAAATCTTACGACACAGAAGTTTCAGTTTCCAAGAGTTCAGTCAGCGATATGCTGACCCTACTCGAGACTTGTCGTTTGTATTGCGAGATGCTAGGCGACAAGACACAAAAAATAGACAAAACAGTATAGAATTAGACGTTCATGGCAACGATGAAGATCGTTTCCTTGCTTATCAATGGGAACGTATGCAAGAGTTAGTTATTAAACAATCTCGAGAAGCTTATGCCTGGGCTATTGAAAAAGGTATTGCTAAAGAACAAGCTCGTGCTGTGTTACCAGAAGGCCTTATCGAAAGTCGATTATATATGAATGGCACACTACGAAGCTGGATTCACTTTATTGAATTGCGTAGTGCTAACGGTACACAAAAAGAACATCAAGAAGTTGCTATTGCATGTGCTCGAGTAATAGCGGAAATATTCCCTTTAGCTAACGATCTTATCTAAAATTTTCGATTGGAAACATTTTACAATGTTGATCGAATTCGTGAGTTAGCCACTCGTAATCATTAATTTTAGACAGCATTTTCGGATCATCTTTATATGTTGATCCGAACCATGCGCCTGCGCTGGCGCCTGCTTTAGCATAATCACCATGTAAGTGTTTATGTCCTTTAGTTACCCAAATTTTTAAACGTTCTTCTGTTTCCACATCATTCTGTCCTGGAATAATACGACTGGCTAACTTAACACACTCTCTGAACGCACTACGCCAACTACTTAACGGATCGCTATTAAAGGCTGTAATGTTACTTACTTCATTCATAGCTTTAAATCGTTTACTAATATTTGTAGTCATATCGGGATTACTAGTATCCATATTGATTGTTAAATTAGTTGGCAATAATTTAACTCCACCATAACCATATTCCAAATCATTAATTGGATTACGACTACGCCATACATGTACAATATCTGTTTCTTCTTCGCTTAACTGAAAACTAAAATCAAATGTTGGAAATATTTTAGCATCGGCATCCACTACCCAAAACATATTGGTACTGGATAATTTGGCAGCTTCTATATGTGCCTCGTGTATGCCTTCTACTCCGTTTATACGCAGTATGCGATTGGTAAAAATATTGGCATGTCCCAGTAGTTCTCTATAGTTTTGATCCGCATATTTTTCATGAAATGAAATAAAAACAATATCATACCCTTTGCTATAACTAGCAATAGTATTCATTTTAATCATGCCTATAAAGAATCTATAGTCTAATTCACGTTTAGTAAATGATTTATTTCTAGGAAACAATACTACACTAGGAGGATTCCTATCATTGTTATTAGGCCAAATATGTACATATTCTTGTTCGTACTCAGGAGGACGATAATCAAAATTAAATCCTGGAGCAATTACAACATTAGGCCATACTGCCCAAAACATTTTTGTGGTAGTTTTTTGTTGTGCTTCTTCAAACAAATCGGCACGTTTAGCAAACGGCCATGTTTTTTTTAAACGATCAAAATCTATATCATTTGTTTGACTAGCAGATCCGATAAAAAATATATCGTACATTATCTTTTCCTAATAATTCTTGGAGTATTACTGTAAACAGTTTTAAAGAATTCACTGCCAGCTCTGTCGAGATTAGCAATTTCTAATCCACATTTTTCTCTAAGTTCATTGCCTAAAAAATTAATGTAAGCAGTAGCTTTTTCAGGTTCAGAATCGGCATGATTATCTTCCCAACGTTTTATTAAATAATCAAAATCACGTACATTGGAATAGTCCCAATCAGTACAATTAGTCAGATATGCTCCTTCACGTGCTCCTAATATACTCCATATTCCATTTTCAACATCAGCACCTACACTGGCCCAGATAAGTAACCTATGATAATTTTGCCACCAAACAGACTGTAAATTTTCTACCTTGGCACCTTGATCCAAACTCATCTTTACACCTTCACGAAAGCCTGCTCTCCATGCTTGGAATGGACTTGCGTTTGTATAGCTTTCACTGTAGTTTTCATTAAACTGATAGTACAAGTCATCAAAACAAAACTCAACTAGTCCCTTAGTATCTGTAGGATCACTATTTTCATGTGTACGCATTTCATTCACAAATTTACGTGTCCATAGTTTTAGCCCACCATTGCCGTACATGAGTCCATTAACATGAATACGGCCGCACCAGCTAAACACATGGTTGGGAGTTAATCCTAGTTTATTAATATCAATTTCAACTTCGAGAAATTTAGTATCTATAATATTGTCACCATCTACAGTAACAAAATATTCAGTGTCACTTGCCGCGGCGCAGGCCTTGTGTGCAGCATCCGAACCTTTAACCCCGTGTACACGTTTAGCCCAGGGTACCTTTGTTAATAAATCTGCGTAATTCTTTTCAGCATTAGGTTCATCATAACTAAGATATATTATATCTTGTTCTATAATTTTAATCATTGATATTAAGTCCGTAAGAGTTAAAAAATATTCTGGTAGATATAGATAATTTTTCTATTTGATGTTCAAGTTTGCTTTCAAAATCATACCTAAGAAAATCTGATTTTAATAAATCGTGTATTCTAAGATAAAATGTTCTAACTAAAAAATCGAGGTCATTTTCTAAGGTAACAAAAATAACCAATGTGGCATCATATCGGGATCCTATTAAAGTTTGTCTGCCGTTTTCAGTGATAGCAAATTCCCATTGTTTTTTTTCAATTTTACTATGATTAATTACAAATTCAGTATCTTTGGTAGCAGGTTCTGTTATCCAAGATAGACTTTTACTTTTAAAATTAAACTCGTTATAAGTATGTTGTGTAATCAATCGAGCATCAACTGTATTGTCTAGTTGATCAATTATACATTCATGAAATTTAACTTTATGTGAAGTTATGTCGGCATGTTGTTCTTTGGTAATTAATGCATAGTGTTTGTGCGTTGAGTGTAGCTCGTTTGTAACTAAAAATACCTCATATGTAGCAGGATTATAATATGCATAATACTTCATTATGCTATTATCGATAGGAGGAAAACGTTTAGCCATGTGCTAACTCCTCTAATCTAGTTAATAATTTATCTGTGATAAAATTAGATTCTACATAATGAAATATTTTATTTTGCCGAATATTTCCCACAATTAAATTGCCCTGAGAATTCAGCATATGGGTCACTGTATCTTGCCATGTGTCTGGAATTGGATGCCAATGTTGTACATTGGGTTTCATATGAATAAATTCTAATGGGCTGTTATGATCAAATACTTGTTCATGGGCTAGCAATATTTCTATGGTAATGGCAGTAGCAAGATCCATGCTTAACCATTTTTGATATTCTTTAGGAGCAAACTTAGTCCAGCACCATTCCCAATTATTACATACAAATTCAAGTGTACGATAAAACTCCAATGCTTGATTAGATTTTTTAAAATAATGTAAAGCATAATAAGGGCTGGATAAATTGTTAGCAATAAAAGCCTGACGATTAATTTTGTCTACTACTATGTCTAATTTGTAATTTTTAACTCGATTACAAAATTTAATATTATAATTAGCACAGTATTTCCACCACTGGTCGATGTCTTCCAATACTAACATATCAGCATCTAATACAATAGTTTCATCATAAGGAGTAGCATGATATACTTTCCAACGATGCTCTGCCGAGTATCTGCCTCCTGATTTTTCATACCAAGGGATGGGAATTATTTGATCAAAAACCAATTGCCATTTTTCTGGAACTGGATCCTGTGTTAGCAAACTAACACCGGTAACGGTAGTTTGGCTGTATTTGATACTTAAAGCCAAAGCATAGGCTTGCCGAACATACTCAGAACCTTCTGCGTAGATTAAAAATCCTTTAGACACCAGAACCTCCATCTATGTAACGACTAAGACTAATTTTATTCATTACATGGACATCTAAACCTGTTGTTTTAACTAGGGTATATTGTCCGGCATAGTCTTTTTTTTCTACCAAAAATTTCATTTTATTGCCATCCACACTGACCAGTAAATCTCTATCTTTTACAAAAGTCATACAGCCTGGAAGATCTACAGCAAATTCTCCGTTAATTTTTCCATTCATAATATGTATAGCAATACTAAAAGCAAAATCATTTCTAAAAGTACTAGATTCTATTTCATACAGTGTTCTAAAATACGTCCATTCTGTTTTAATATATGCTACAAGATCAAAGAATGTTTCTGTAATATAATTTTTTTGAAACACAAACGCAGTAGCCCAATAAAAAGGAATACTATACTGATTGATTCTAGTAAATTCTTTTATGTCTCGCCATTCAGCCAGATCCATGCTGTGACGATAAATTTGAAAATCATTGTCGTTATCAAATGCAGCTTTTATTACGCTAGAGTTAATTATATAATCGCTATCGACAACTAGCGTTCGATCGTAAGGAGTTAAAGCGTAAATTTTATCACGTGTAAAATTTTTCCATTCAACATTTTTACTAGACAATGCGCCGTCATAAAATTTTTTGTATTGAGATATTCCAAAATCTATATCAATGATTTGATCAAAGGGATGATCTGGATATATTTTGTTTAACCAATCTTTACTGTCAGTGATTAAACTTACTGGAATATCTAAGTATTGTTTAATGCGCTTAGCCGCAAATACAGATAGTTTGACATAGTCTAAACTAGAATTATTTTGAGCAAAAATTACAGCACCTTTGGTCATAGTTCAACGATATCTGCTATTTTTCTTTTAGTTTTAATACTGGCGTATTTTGCCGCATACTCATTCGTAGCTTCAAAATATATGTCAACAATTCTGTCAAAGAATTCTTGTACATCAGGTACAAGAACAGGAAAATTATTTACATCAACAAAGGTAACATCAACCGCATGGCCGAGATCTAATATTGTTTTTATAAAGTTAATAAGTTCAGGAGTGACTCTAAAACTAGCACCATTTACATAATACACTAGTTTTTGATTGTATTCTTCTAATATTATTCTTTTTTGATTACTCAAAGTTGCCATATAGTTGGCAACTTCAAATGCTTTTTCAATTCTTTCGTCCATAGATAACTCCGTAATGTATCATTGTACATTACAGTAATTAGCTTGTCAATAGATATTGGTATTAAGGATTTGGAGAACCGTAGGCGTAACTATTTGTACCTAAGGTTGGCAGATAGTTGACTACTGAAACTTGGCTAGCACCTGAAGCATAATAAATTGAAGATGAACTTGTTAATGTGCCGGCAACTGCTTCGTCAATGTTGTATATACCTTGATAAGTTGGCCCTGACAAATCTTCAAATTCTATCCGAAAAGTAATAGTACTGCCACTTATACTAGCATAGATATCATATTGGTTAGGAGTATAAGTAGGATTTTCTGTAGTTTTTGAATAAATCAATTGATAAGATCCGGTTAATTGATTGTATCCTATATTTGCTCCGGAACCAGGATTAACTGCTCCCGACAATGTAGTTGTATTATTCAATCCAAAAGCTATTGTTCCCATATGACTCAGCATACTACTCCAACTATTATCTTTGGCACTACCGTTACCGGCCAAGCTGGCCGTTAATCTTATTTGACCACCGGCATTAAAATAGTAACCAGCATAAGTAGTATTGGCAAATGTGATTGAAAGGGTGTGACTAGCTGTGTTAGTAGCACCATTGCCCCAACCTCCTGGTATTGATAATGAACTGAATGCCTGTGTCGCTGAATAACCTGAAAGGAACTGTGAATAATTAGAAAGGCAACCATTTGCCATAGCTTGATAAGCCAAAAAATCAGATGCTCTAATTTTAGCACTAGTGCTAGGATAGGTTAAAACACCATTAGAAGAATTTTGATGATTGTAAGCAGTCAAAATATCAGTGTACAGTCGTTGCCATTGGATAGCAGATATCTTTGAAGTTCCTGCCGAAACTTGACTACTTGCAACGGACTGTCCATAGTAGTTCACCATAACACTTGTGATTGTGCTTTGAACACTATTGTATTCACTTGCTAGTATCTTTGAACCTTGAGATGCCATTTTTTACCTTTTATTTGATTTTATATTTACAGTATAACACATTCAACTAGTTTGACGCCAGTATCGCTATTATTTTCCAATGCTACAGCAAATACATCACTAGAAGGAATATCTGTTACTACAGCAGTTCCATTTGATCCAGCTACCAAACGCTGGCCTTTTTGAACTGAACCTGAAACTTTAACTGGCACACGCCCTTTTAGAGCTATAAATATTCCGCCTACTAAACTTTCATTCATTCTATAAGCTGGATTGGCACTCACTACGCCAATGGCCAAATCTCCGTAACTAGAAGCTGTAACTTCTGCCAATCCTCCAATACTAACAACTGTACCAGTTTCATATTCTTTGTCTGCTAGATATTTTTCTGCCAAGTCTGCATAGTTAGCACTTGTAGCATTTCCATAAAAAATATTGGTATATATATTTACGCCGGAATCTCTGGCAACTACTGTGTTTGCTGAAGCGGCTGTACTGGCCACTTCATAAGTTGAGCCGTTAACTTGTAAGGTATTGGCCTGTGTTGCTACACCGTTAACAACTCCAGTAACATTACCTGTAAATGTTTTGGCCACTGCGTCGACTAGCGTAGTATTATCGATTGCTTTAACATTGCCTGTATGTATTCCAGATGAATTACCAGAAATATTAGCTGTAATAGTATTGGCACTAAAATTACCGCTAGCATCACGTGCTACAATAGTACTAGCTGTTGGTGCATTTGTTGCTGAAACAAACCCGCCATTAAATGCCAGTGTATTTGCTTGTGTAGCCGTACCAGTAAGCACATTAACTGCTGTATTACCACTAGGATCTCTAGCCATAATTGTGTTTTGTGTTGCTGCATTTGTTGCTTGTACATAATTGGTATTGTATAAGACAGTGTTTGCTTGAGTAGCAATACCGTTCATCTGTGTTACATTGATGTTGCCACCGGCATCTCTAGCAACAATACTTGTCTGTCCTGTAGCATTGGCTACACTTGCTTGATTAGCACCGCTTACACTTGCTTGAATAGTAAGAGCATCGGCTTGTTGTGCTGTAGCATATACATATCCAGCATAGATGTTATTCCAACGTTGTGAACTAGTACCGCTTACACCACCGCCGGTGTTAGAACCTAAATCACAAGTTAAATCTGCTCCAGGCAAAACTTGAGTGTTTAATAATTTTAAAGGCGTTACTGTTTGACTACTTGAATTTGTTGTTTGAAACAAAATAGGAACACTATTAACTGTACTTCTA